GGTGTATTCTCCACCGTCCAGGAAGACCGCAGGCTGGAAATCGGGCAATACTGAATCGCCCCACTCTCCCTGCTCGGTCGCTGCCTTGAACCGCTCATACCCGATGGCTGGTATGATGTTCGCATCTTCGCATTCCCGAATGTATGCGTTCACCTCATCCTCATCTAGGTGCGTGCTGGTCGGTCGTGCCAGTTCCCGGAACTGATCAACCGTGATAAGTTGTTTTCTTTGTTCTCCCATAGGCTCTATAAATTAATCTATCGTGTTGTTCCCTGAAACCTCGCTGCTGATATACTTCAACGGCTGTAGCTTCGGGTCTAGGTTCTGAATGGATGGGTCGTACCATCTATTGAAAATTTTCTTGAAGGCTCGCTCTATGAAACGCTGCTCGGTTGTTACTTCGCCTGCATAGTACTCGTAAGCGTCCTGCATAACTTGTCCGCTGAATCCCAGCTTGCCAATACGGATGGAGTAGAAGAGTTCTTGGTGGAACTGTGCGTAAATGCGCTCGATAACGCTGCTGTCAGTCACGGAAAACTCCTTGTCGAAGTTTTTTGTCGGGAAGGCGACAACCTTTGGTTCGTCTTCCTCGTTCTCCACCTCTACAGCAAGAATCTTCGCTGTGTTCTCGTCCCCTTGGAACTGCAAAAGGTCTTCATCGGAAATCATCTGTCCGCTCTCCACCTCTTCTCCTTCCTCGTTGAACTTCGGAACACCCTTCTTGGTTACAAGCATACACGATACGAGGAAGTTGTTGCGGACGTTTCTCATCTTGACGTTGCCAAGTCCCTCATCGGTTGAAATCTCAGTGATGGCTGAATCGTAGCTGGCTGTCGGATAGATAAACTGTCCGTCTAGGCTCTGCCACAGAATCTGTCCCTTGTAGCTGTCGATGCCGCCAGCGTTCTCAATCTGCTTAAGAACGATGTCGGGGTCGGGGTTGAAGACGTTGATGCGCTCGATAGTCTTGTCGTTCACCATCAACCGCTTTCCGTTCCTCGTTTTCTTCTGCTCCCAGTCTGGATGCAGCAAGACGTGCGCCACGTTCCCCTTGTCGTCCGTCTCTTCCAGTCGGCAATTCTCAAAGGGTACGTGGCTCACGCTCGACACCTGCCCTAGAACGTTGTAGTTCACATGAAGGGCAAAGCCTCCAAAGCGTGCGAGGTCTTGCGCTACGTTCCGGAGCAAATCGTCTGCCGTGTCCCCTTGCTGATTCATCGTCAACGCTGCTAGAATGTCGCTATCAAAGCCGTAGCCCTCAATGAATCGGGCATATCGGTTAAGGCACAGCATTGCCGTACCGCTGGCTTCAGTGATGCGTGCGAGGTTCTGCGGATATAGATTATCATATCCGTATGCCTGCATCTTGAATCGGCTGACGTAGCCAATATCAACCCTTCGCTTTGGCTTCTTAACTGTCTTAACGTTCATACTGCTTGTGTCGTTTTACTTGTTGTTTTGTTACTCTTCCTTGCCTGCTTTTTCGGCTTGGTCGAGGTCTTTCTTCTTGTCGCTGCCTGCTGCTTTTTCGGCAGGATCTTTCCCGGTGGTATCATCTGCACCGCTGTCGATGCCTTCTGGCTGCTGCTTGTTCTCGATGAGTTCATCGCTGGGTATCTTCTGAAAGTAACTTTCCATGTGTGGGTACTTCGTCAGATATTCATGCGCTACCTTGTCGGTCAGGTTCTCATTAGTGAAAATCTTACCATGGTAGAAATCCGGGCAGGAAATGATGAAACCTGCCTTCATAGCGTAATTACATGTTTTTGGCATTGCCTTTTCTTTTTTGAGTTTTAAATAAATTTCGATTAAAGCATCGTGGTAACACTGCTGGCAGGTTGTCGGTACAAACCGCTTGTGCGTTACCTCAAAATAGAGAGTTTCAATAACTGCCTTGTCGGTTGCATCAAAGGGACTGTCGAAACGTGCCTTCAACTCCCAGACCTTGGCTGTTGCTTCCTTGTATGTCATAGGCTACTCTGATGCTTCCGTCAGAAGGCTCTTATACTTGGCTGCTGTGGTCTCGCTGTCTGTGTCGAAGAAGAAATAAGCTGCCTTCGGTACGCTCTCCTCTTCCAGCGTGATAAGCCAGCCACCCTCGGTGTCGTCTGAGTACTTGTCGTTCTCGCCTGCACTTGCCTTCAGTGCCTGCGCATATCCGAACACCTGATACTCTGCCTTTCCGTCCGCTCCCTTAGAGAGGTTGCGAAGGATGATAACGAACTTTCCATTCGCCAGTCCGTCAATGATATTGGCGCAAACGTCAGGTGTGTTAGCCAATACCACGACTGCTACGGTGTTCTTCCAGCTGTTGCGATACGTGCCAACGGTCAGCTCGGTCTTGGTTCCAGTGAATGGCTTGCTGCCTTCCTGCCGGATAGCGTATGCTTTCTTGCCAGTCTTCAAAACTAATGTCTTAATTGTATTGCCCGCTACAACGGACTTGGTGAAGTCGATGTCGTCTCGGTTGATGATAAGTCCATCGCCCTCCAGTCCCTTTGTTACTTGGTCTTCGCAAGGGATGATGATGTCCTGAGCGATAAGGCTCTCGCAAGTTGTTGCCATATTAATTCGTTTTTAATTGTTATATCCCCAACACCGTTTTGTTGGTGTTGAGGATTGTCAAAATAACTTAATACTAAACTGAAAATTTGGAGCGATTAGTAAGCTGCATGGATCATGCCCTCTTCGAGGAGAGCCGTGCCAATCTTACCGGTAGCATAGAGATAGTTTCTGCGCTCCTTCTGGTCGAACCAGATGTCGAGGTCGCTGATGAGATTGTCAGCGTCAGTACCAACCATGAGGTGTTTAGGATTACAGAATACCGCACGGTGTGGAAGGTTGATTGCCGTCTCGCCCTTCTCGTATGCATTAATCATTCTGTCCCAGATGCCGACACGGGCAATCTTCACTCCGTTGTAGGTCGCTACATCGAAGCCATCGAACACCTTCTCCCACGGCATAATATCGTGGTATGTCTGCTTGATGTCGTAGGTCAATGCGTCAGCAAGCGAACGTGTCATAAGCAACACTGCATCGCTATCGTCAATGATACGTGTGTCTACGTCCATCAAGATTGCGTCTACGACTGCTGTAGCTGCACCCTTATTGCGCAATGCTGAAACCTGCTCTGCTGCCGTGGTCTCACTGTTGGCTGCGATGGTGGTATGGTTCTTTGTCGCTGTGGCTGTAAAGATGCGCTTGAACAGACCGTCACAAACGTTGAACATGCTAACGTCCGACCCTGCTGTCAGCTTGCCGCCACCTGAACCTGCCAGTGCTGCCGCCTTGTCGCCAAACCAACTGAAACGCCAAATCATCTGCTGCATGGCTCGCTGGAGTGCATCGGTGTAGATGGTCATGAAGTCTGTGCTGGTAAGGTCGCCAATGGCTGTTCCAGTCTTAAGGCTGTATTCTGCGATTGAACCCTTCAATGCTTCGTAACAAATCTTGATAGGAATCTCCCACTGCCCGAGTTCCCACCGCTTCTGAGAGTTGGCGATACCCTTCTCTTCGTAGGTAGGGTCGCAACCGCCCCCCTTCTTGCCGACCATTTCCATCTCACCGATAAGTGCGATTGGATCATCGTTCTTGACCTTCATGATGTTAACGAATGAAGAGAAGTCTTCATCGTTGTAGAAGGTTTCCTGCACTGCATCCTTGATGCTTGCGAGGTTATCTGGCTCGAGTTTAAGATTCTCGAGTTGCTTTTTTGTAAATCCTGCCATTATTTTCTTTTGATTTAATGGGTTAATACTTGGTTACTTCTTGCCCTTTTTGTGGAGCTTGGCAAGTCTCTCCTTGATGGCGTTCTTGCCTTCCTCGACAGCGTTCACGTTGTCGCCTGCGCCCTTGCCGCTTGGCTGTCGCTGCGCTGGCTGGTAGTGGCTGCTGTAGCCTGCCAGCACCTTCTCAGCACCGCCTGCCATCTTCACGGCATTCAGGATGCGCATGTCTTCCTTGCTCTTTGCGAGTTTCTGTGCGCCTGCCAGCTGCGCCTTGGTTTCGTTCAACTGCTGTTTGAGTGCTGCTACCTGCTGCTTCAACTTGGCTACAGTGTCGTTGTCGGTGCTTGATGCGCTGCCGCCCTCACCGCCTTCACCGCCCTCATTGTCGGTGTCGTTGTCGGTGTCGTCTGCGGTCTGAATGTCGGTAATTACACCGTCCTCGACAACAATTGTCTTACCGTCCGGCATTTCAAACGTTCCGTCCGGACTTGCCTTGTCGCCAACTTGTGGATCTCCCTCTTCACGCTCAACGGTCAGTGTCTGTCCGTCTGCTGTGTTGAGCTCCATCGCCTTTGGCTCTGCCTTGGCTTGTGGCTCTGCCACCGCCTGCTCTGCTTCCTCCAGTGTCTTCACGCCCAACTTGGCGAGAATCTTGTCGAGGAGAGAAGCCTTTACTTCTGTTTTCTTCTCCATTGCTTTTGGATTTTGTTGTTTTGAATTAATAAAATTTTCGATATTGCGTTTCGATGCGCTTGCGCTGATTGGTGCAACGGTGCTGCTGATAAGACCTAGGCGCATAGCCTCGCTGGTGCTGATGAAGATGTCCTTATCCATCAAGGCTTGAATCTCTTCCCGGTCGCACTCGCACCGCTCTACGTATGCGTCCACCATCTTATCCTGCCACATCTGCATTTCCTCGCTCTGATTCTTCAAGTCCTTTGCGTTCAGCTGGTCGCCCAACACCCAGCCAGGAACCCACGGATTGTGTAGCAGGAAGGCAGCGTTCTCGTATGCCTTGCGGCTCTCCTTTGGTGCTGCGAGCATGATGATGGTTGCCATGGATGCTGCCTTGCCCTCTACGGTGCAGGAAATCTTCTTGCCGCTCTGTCGCAGTCGGTCGTATATCGCCCAACCTTCGACTACAGAGCCGCCATTGCAGAAGATGCGCATATCGATTGTATCATCGTCTTTCGGTATGCTTGCTGCAAAAGCATCTATATCTTGAAAACACACGCAATCACCTCCCCACCATTGATACCAGAACTTGTTGTCTTGGCTGTCGATGTCGTTGTATATTCTGAGTTTTGCCATTGAATCGTGATTTTTTAAGTTTTAAAACGCTGCAAAGATACGATATTTTTCAATATGTTTATCTCGTAAGCAGTTAATTTTTCTAAACAAGCCCAAATTTTGCGCTCTAAGCGGCTTTTATTGCCTTGGGTGTGTAACTTTACCACCTTTAAGCGAAAACCGCTCAGAACGCAAATCTTGAAGAAATAACTACCCTTTAAATCCTGCCGATATTCTCTATAGTCTGCACTCTCCGCTGGGTGCGGTTTATCTCTTCCACGCTCACTACTGGCTGAGGAGCCATCTGATACCCTCTGGCTACAGCTGCCGCCAGCATATCCATGCCGATGTTGCTTCCTCCGTTGTTTACCACGATAGGCACGCCACCTCCAAGCTGGTTGAAAGCGGATAATATCGGGCTGAACATCGAAGTCGCCTTGGCGGTCATTACACTCTCGCCATTGGAAAGCCTTGCCGGGATGCTGTCGCTGGTTCCAGTGCCCGAGCCTTGGACGTAGCCACCAGTGGAAAAGCCCTTGACGAGTGCTTTTGCTCCTGCGAATGCTGCTTTAAGCAATGCGAGTTTCGCTGCTGCGTCTGCCACGCCTGCCCATCCGAGTTTAGCTAAGCCTCTTCCTAGGATTTCAATGTATTGTGCCTCCATGGCTATCTCTACGGCATCCAGCAAAGAGCTAAGTAAAGATTTCAGAAAAGAATGAAAAGATTTATCTTCACTATTAAAGAAATCGACAAAAGCATCTCCAACTGCCAAAATATAGCTTTTCATGTTTTGAAGTTGTTCTTCTGTCAACTGCTTCTTTTTATCATTCTCATTCTTTTGTATTTCCACGTTAGTATCGCTCAGGTCTTTCTGGAGCTGTTCCTGAACGGCTGCATAGTCCTTGTATACGTCCAGTTTGCTCTGAAGGAAAGCCTTGTATCTCTCCAGCTTGGCTGTATCGTCTTCCTCTCCAGTGCCACCGTTCATGATGTCCGCATCCTTGCGTGCCTTCTCTGCATCCTCGAACTCCTTGTTGAGTTCGTCCACAATCTCCTTGGCTTGGTTCTTCAAGTCCGCTTTCGCCTTAATCATGATGTCGAGAAGTTTTGCCTGCATTTCCTGCGCCTTTTCCGCTCCGATTTGCCCTGCCGCCACGTATGCGTCAATGCTCCTCGCTACCATGTTCTTCTCAAGCTGTTCGAGGTCGTTGCTGTAATCTCGCTCGTTGTCGTACATGCCTGCGAGGTATCGCTTCTTTGCGTCCATTACCTGCTCGTTGTACTTGTACTGTATAAGCGCAATCGCTTCCTGCAATTCCTTTTCCTGCTTCTTCCTGCGCTCTGCTTCTGCCTTTGCTTCCGCTTCTTCCTTGGCTCTCTGTGCCTTGGTCTTGGCAGTGCTGCCCTTGGCTGCTGGTGTCGTTCCCATGTTTCCGCTCGCTGGCTCGCTGCTGGTCGCTCCACCGTTCACGCTGGCTAGCTTTATGTGCTCGAGCCTTCCGTTCACGGTGTTCTCGAATCCGTCTGCAAATGAGTTTCCGATCTCGATACCAGCATTCTTGATGTCATGCCATGCTTCCTTGATAGTGCCGGAAATGTCGAATATCTCCTTGAATCCCTTCTGTGCCTTTGATAGGTCGAAAGTCACGATACCTTCGAGAATATCAAGCATGCCCTTGGCTGCAAAGCCCATCCTCTTGAATGCGTCTATTCCGAGATTACATACGAGTTTGATTGCGTTCCACATCAAGCGGAAACTTGTCCCGAGTGCATTGATTATCCCTCGCAACAGAAGGCTGTCATTGTACCAGTCGATGAAGTAGTTGATTGCCTGCACAACTCCCTTGATAACTGCCGTAAGTGATTTCTTTGCAATCGTTGACAACTGAGCCTTCATGTTCTCGAAGCCACCCCCGGTGTAATCAAACAGAGAAGCCATTGCGTCCTGCAATTCCTTGGTTGCGTTCAATTCGTCCTCTTGCGCCTTTGCAATATCCCCGGACTTTGCCTTCACTTTGTCCATATCAAGTTCGATATTACCGAGCATTTCGATATAAGCAAGCCCGGCATCCTCTCCCGGACCACCGAAGATGTTGGCAATTGCGCTGCCAACAGCAGCACTTGATTGTGGAAGTTCCTTCAATTTATTAGCCACCTCTTGCATAACCTGGAATGTGGTCTTGCTTCCGTCCTGCAAGTCCTTTTGAACTTGCTTGGAAGAAATGCCTATTCCGTCAAGCGCAGCAGCCGTAGCGGTTGTCATTTCTCGAAGTCGTATATTTCCTTCCTTGATTGTATCAACACCCTTGTCGCTGAAAATTCCCTCCTTGGTCGCTTGCGTTGATATTGCCACCATTTCCTCTGCACTCAGTCCGGCTTCCTTGAAGTATCTCGGGTATTCCTTAATCGTATCGAGGAATTCTCCGTTGGCGTTTGCACCGCTCACAAGTCCGTCCTGCATAATTTTCAAACTCTCAGAAACGGAAATGCCGAAAGCCTTGCTCATCGTATTAGCAGACTGCATCGTCTCCGTGAATTCCAAACCGAATGTATTGGATACCGCAAGAACCTCGTTGCGCACGGATTTCATCTCGTTTCCGGTCAATCCGGTGAACTGCTTCGTCAGTCGTGTGGCTTCCATCAATCCCTTGTTGTAGTCATACCACCACTTGAATGCCATTCCGACACCAGCCACACCTGCCATGGCGAGGAAATAAGGGTTGGTCAATAAGGAAAGAGCCGTATTTTTCAACGCACCAAACTTTACCTTTAGGTCTTCCACGGACTTTCCCATTTCCATAGCCTTTCCGATTCCAGTATCATCAACAATATCAAAACCGAAAAACTCGGTGTTCTGCAGGTCGTCAGCCGCCTTCATCATGGAATCGTAATAGCTGCCGACACTGCGCTGGAATCTTCCAGTAGCCTCCTCAGCCTCTTTCAGCTCCTCTATCAAGTCTTGGATATGCTCCTGCATCTCCTGACCCTTGGAGCTATCACGCTCGGCACGGCTCATCTCATCGTAAGCCTTGGTGGCATTGGAAAGCTGGGCACGCAGCTGCTTCAAGCTGCCCTCCTGCTCGTTCTCTGTGCGCACGTTGTTCTGGATCTCCTTCTGCAAGGCACGCACGTTGTACTGATACTCCTTGATGGTTGCGTTGATGGCTTCCGTCTGTACCTTCATTTCGTTGGTCGTGATGGTCTTGTCTTTCTCCTGCTGCTGCAAGTCCTTGATGCTTGCCTTTAGCTGGTCTATCTTCTCCTTGTATCTGATGATGCCATAGATTGCATCCTCGTACTTGACCTTGATGTCAAGAATCTGCTGTTTGTCTTCACTTACCATAGTTCTTTCTTTTTAGTTGTTCAACTCTATCATTGTAACCTCGCAATATCCGCTGTTTGTTGTCTTGATTTCTAAAACAGCAAAATAGGCTCCATACTGGGCAAGGTACACTGGCTTCGTCTCGTCAAAATCCAGAATATCCAAGTCCGACAGATTGAGCCGCTCTGTGATTACGTGCGCCTTGGCGATGCTTGCTGCAAGCTGCTTGTACTTCGTATCGAAGATGTTCTGAAGGTCAATGTCGAATCGCAGTGCCGCCTGCTCCTTGTCATCCCTAAGCGTCATTATTCGCTCCTTGCATCCCTTATACTCTCCACCATTCTTCATGCCGAAAGAATCCAGTGTTCTTATCGGTATGCGGTTGTCATCGCTGGCTGCAAAAGGTAGCGTCCACGTGTCCTGCTCATAGTCCAAAGTCTGGTTGCTGATTACGAGGTCTGCATCATAGTCCCCGGTTGTCTCTTCGTCTTCCTTCCAATTGTAGCGGTTGTGTTGCATAAAGTCTGAAACGGAATACTCGCTTTTCCGTGGTGCACCTTGGCGGTCATACGGAATGAGTTTTCCGCTCCAGTCGTAGGCGTTCGCCTTGTTTGCCCAAACTCTGGTAAACATGATAAACTGCACTTGCGTGCTGTTGGTCAGTTGCCTAGGGAACGAGCCAGTTATCAAAGCCAGAAACTTAATGAAGTTTGTTACCTCGATTTCAGGCAGGTTTATGCCGATAGGGAAACTTCCACCAATCGGAACGCTGTCCCCACTCTTGACGCTCGCAGTGATTTTGCCGCCATAAACGGAAGGAATGTTGACTGTATTTATTCCGTGCATGATAGTCTCAAACGTCAATACATCGTCCTTCTTTAGCGATATAGTGTTTGTCCCTGCCGAAAGCAAATAAAGATAGCCATCGATAGCATATCTGCGTAGTACGACTGGGTACTTAACCTGTCCATCCTCGTACTTCAAATCTCCGAACTCGTATTCCTGCGTGGATGCCTCACCTCCAGTAGTGCTTGGCGTTGTAACGGTCATTTTCACGCCCATAGGCAACTGAATCTCCGCTGCGTCTTCAAACTGATGTCTGACGTAGTATTGCACTTGCACATCAAAGGCCAGTTCGCAATCCTTTGTTATCGTCAGTTTCTGCACGTCTTCGCCAGTGCTTGGCGATACGGAAGTTATGGAGTTGCTTATGGAAAGGGTGAGTGCTCCCAGTCCGTCACGGCTCTTAACGTCTGCGGTCAGATTACCGATGATTGTCTTGTCGTCTGCCTTGTTGTTGATTATAGGCACAACTAGGTTGTTCAACATCTTCTTTGCTTCATCATCCTGCCACACGAAAGATACGCCCGACTTCCTCGCTATCCTTGACAATAGCCAGTTCACGGTCACACATGGCTGCAAGAATTTTGGGGACGTTTTATATTCATCCACCGCCACATCATCGCCTACGAAATCCTCCTTATTATCGCCATCTATCATTTCGTGCATAGGTGTCAGCCCGGTAACTGATAGCGACAGAGTGCTGTAATATTCGGCAGGTGCATTCACTACGAGGTATGCAGCTCTAGCCTCTCCTCTGATGGTGTATACTTCCAGCGTCTCATCTTCTCCGCTCACGGATATAACCCGCATGTACTTATCCAGTACTGCATAGCTTCTGTAATCGCCCTTTCCTTGCGCTTGCACATTTGCCGTTGATGATGGCAAGAAAGGGATAAGAGCACAGATCATGTTCGATGCGCTCTCTATATTTCCGCTTATATACTTTCCGACCTCTGTACCTGTTCTGATGCGTCCACGGCTAGGCGAGTATTGTGTCGTGGTATATTTATTCCTCTGCACCAAATTAATGCCAAAGTTATCTTTGCTTTCAATTCGGTATGGATTGTAATAAGCAAAGAATATTCCATTGCTCACGGCTTCCTCCCTTGTATTCGGTGTGTTATACTTCTCGAAAAGCACTCTGTCTGTCACTCCCAGTTCGTTCAGTTTCATTCCGCTCTCTAGTAGCTTCGTGAACGCTGGCATAATACCCCAATAGATTGAGACCTCGATATTTTCCTCGATGCTCAGAACGTTCAAACGTCCGTCCTTGATAATTTGCACACCTCCACGGAAAAAACTGCACTTATGGAAAATATAGGGGTATCTGCTGCCGCTCTTCGGTCTGTCCGCTTGCTGCAAAACTGAAAGGTTGTGAACAGTCCGTGGCAACTGGATGGTGTACGTGTAGTTCGAGGTCATTTTCGTGACGTCACGAAAAAGGTTGCTCTTGATCTCGAGCACCACATCGGTGTTCTCCGGCAAGTCCATCAAAACACCGTCAATGTAAAGTTGCTGGTCTATCATAGTCTCTGAACGTTAATGTTATTGATTATCATTTCGCACACGAAATCCTGCAAGCAAGCTGTGCTCTTCGTGTAGCTTCCAGCCTTGATTGTCACGCTCATCCACTCATCTTCCTCTTGCGTCCAGTCTCCACCGAGGTACATGTCAACGACTGGGCTGCTTGCCAAGTCTTGCAGCATGTCAAACGTATCTCTGTCTACCAAAGGAGCACAAAGTTTGATTGAATCCGTACGCTCGTATCCCTGCCTTCTTCCATTATCGCCATAGTATCCGTATAGATAATCGTCTAAATTGTTGCGTATGAAACTCAGGTCGCTGGCTATTTCCCTCGTTTCCTCCCCAGCCGCAAAGAGCCAATAGCGGATAAATCCGTGTCGGTCAATCCAACGTAAATAGATACCGCCCTCGGCATCATCTCTGTCGATGCGAAGCAATAGAGACTGCTTGCCACCGGTGGCTAGACTGAAAGTAAGGTCGAAAGTATTGTCAAACGTTCCCTGCTGAATCTCTCCATCATAGTCGTAGATGTTCCAGTATTTTGCACCACTAGGCAATATGCCTGCGTAGAAGTCCACCATACCGTTAATAGGAATCTTCAGTAGCTTATTTGGTACTCCCTCGTAACCGATTAGTAGGTTGGCGTTCAACTTGCTTAAGTATATGCCAAAGGTGAACGGATAATGAGTAAACCATGTAAGGCGTTTGTAGCCGTTCCACGTCTCCCCATACTTTGGTGCGCCCCAAACTATGTTCGTGGTGAAGTCGACGCTCGCAAGCTGTACGTTTCCGTCATCGTATGCGTTTACCTTGATACTCACGAGACGGTTTAGAATGCTGGAATCATAGCCTATCGTCCAATCGTAGGCTGCATTGATATGTCCGTCAAAAAGAGCTTGCACGTATGTCTTGAAGTCAGTTATACAACTGCCGTTAAACGTTTCCACATTGTAGGAACGTTCTATGTTGATATGTCTGATTATTACCTCAATCCACGACAGGTTGCTTCCGCTCGCCTTGATGATGCAAGGCAAGAATGCGAATCCTACAGCGTCCGGGTATTGAATCGTGATATTGTTTTTTGTCGTCTGTCTCATACCGTCTCATTGTTAAGTTTTATACTTCCCACCGACTGGTGGATTAAGAAAATAAGTCGCTGCCCAAGCCGCTTCATTGTGTCTGGAACGACGTTGCTGTATACGTCAGCCCTGCCGCCAGTCCGGTGCAGCTTAGACCCCTTGTTGGCGATGGTGTGTGCGATTGCTCCTGCCATGCTCATGTCGCCACGCTCTTGTGGTGTATACTTGTGTGCCCGGTCGGTCTTGTAGGGTATAGGTGTACCGTGCAGCCCCTTGTCCTTCATCCACTGCCGGATGATGCTACGGAAGCCGTATGGTATCTTTCCTGCCCTTCGTCCGGTCTCAAGCACCCCGAATGGCTTGTGTCCCCAGAGGATGGTTTCTTCCTCGCTGGGCTGCTCCACCTTTAGGCTCGCTATGGTGCGCCCCGATGCGTTCTGTCCGTTGATACGAATGTGGTTGATGATAAGCTGCCGTGCTCGCTCCACTTCCTCACGCATGATGAGCGATGCCGCCTTGGGGTCGAATTGAATGCCTCCCTTGCTCATACCTCACACCCTCCTATGCTCTGTGTCAGCTGAAGGGAGTACATTACGCCCGACACGATCGTGCTCAAGCGCTCGATGATTGTCTCGTAGTACTGCTTCCCCTCCAGCGGTTCGAACTGGTGCGACTGGTTGATGGCTCGTATCATCCTTGCCCCTGCCACCTTCATTCGGTCGATGCACTCTCCGTTGTCTTCTCCTTCCGCTCCCCTCGGTACGGTGTCGAGATAAGCCAGGGCAACGTTCACGGTATCGTATACCCTGCCGTTGCGTATCTCTGTCGTGCCGCTGGCTGGGATGATGCACACGATTGCCGGATAGTTCAGCTTCTCCAGCTTGGTGTCTGCTGTGTCCCAGTCCTCGAATAGGTAGGTATAGTCTGGTAGCGTGTCTGCTGCCAACTGCTTTAATGTTTCTCTGATTGTTGCCATAATTATCTAGATTTACGTTTCATTTCTTCCGCCTGCAACTTCTGCAGGTTCCGCTCGTACACGCTTCTCTTGTTGTCCATTTCCATGCACTTGTAGATGCGAAGCCATGGCGTTTTCAATACTTGGTCGTGGTCGCTGATGCCCATCCTTACCGCATACCAGTCCAGCATGCCGAACAGTCCGAACCGCAGGGTATCGATGCCTGCCTCCTTCTCCAGTCTCGTTGGCTTCGCTGTGTCTGTGCTTTCGAATAGCTTGTTGATGCGCTCGACCTCTGCTGTCACCCAACCGATGAGCATAACGACATCAACCGCCCTAGCCTGCTCCACTTCCTTGTGGCTCAGACCGAGGACGGTTGTCACTATCTGATACAGACTTTCTTCGCTGTCTGATAGCTGAGAAAGGTCTATCAGCTGCCCGATGGATAGCTGGTTGAGATTATCGGGCACTTGTTTACCTCCGACAAATGCAGGTCGTGGCTGCTTGCCGATTTTGTAGCTGGTGTGCCTAGCAACTGCCAGCCAGTACTTGAATGTAGTGTTAATATCCATACGCTTTATATTTTTTTATCGTTATCTTTGCCTTAATACGTGCGCCCTAGCCGTTCCATGGCTTGCTACGGATAACTTCTTCAAGGCTACGTATCGTATTGCGTCTATGCCGTGGTTAAATGCGTCTATAGGCTGGTTCGTGGTCTCTCCATCCCTTGACTTCTTCCACTTGTATTGCTGCATGTTCCCGATGATGCCGTGGCTGCGTCTGGTTATGTTGATGCGGAAACGCTTCAAGATGTCGATGCCGTTGTTGATACTGTCCGCTCCCTTAGTGCTTGGTATTATCCACAGACCTTGGTTGTGTATCTCCTGAATGCTCTTAGGCTCTGCCGAATCCGCAATGATAAGGTCTCGTTTCGTCCGTCCGTTTTCCTTGCATCGGTCTGCGATGTCTTGGTTCGTCAGCCCCGGCTGGTAGATTTCCTCATCCACCCACAACTCTCCGTGCGCCAATATAAGGTGCTCCAGTGCCGTCGGGTCGTTGGTGAATCCGAAGTCCAACCCCCAGCAATCCATCTTCCACTCCTCCCTTGGTGGCAGCTTGTCAACGATGCCCCAGTTGGTGAATATAAGCCCGGTAATCTTTCCGGTCAATCCTCTTGCGTAAACTCGCCACAGTTCGGGGTCGTCAATCTCTTCAATTTTCTTGTGCTCGCTCTCTGTAAGGAATCTGTTGTTGCGGTGGTCGCTCAGGATCAATCTGCAATCATCCCTGCCGATGATATTGTTGTGCACCCAGAAGCGTGCGCTTGGGTTGTAGTCGATGAATACCTGCTTTCGGGTTCGGATTGCTAGCTGCCAAAACACTTCGTAGGGCACACCGTTCGCCTCGTTCACGAACAGATAGTCTCGCTTACCGTTCTTTGCGTCCTGCGCATCTTGATAACTCTTGAACTCGATGATGGAGCCGTTCTTGCCTCTGTAGCTGCTGTCGCTCTTGTTGTTTTTAAACCAGTCCAGCAACTCTGCCCTTGAGTGCAGGATGGTGTCTAGGTCTCGCATGGCTCCCACTTTCAAGTTCGGGAGGTCTTGACCGCACACCGTGATAATTGCCATGGGGTGTTCAAAAGAAAGCACTATAAGACGCTGCATGATGGTGTATGTCTTCCCCGAGGACGTGCCGCCCTGGTTCACAATGAACCTTGGCTTCACGTCCGCATTCGGGTCATACAGTTCACCAATAACGTCAAATAGTGCCATTCTTTCAAACAATAAAAACTTAAAACAAAATTATGGTTAAATTATTCTTTATCTAAGCCCTCACGCTCGATTACTTCCTGCTCGCTTGATGCGCACTGGTGTCCCGAGTTGATGTAGCGTACCTCGATGCCGCCTTGGAATCCTGCGTTCAGGTCGAGCACGACCTTATCCAGTCCGAGCAGCTTGCAAATCTGCGTCTCTGCCTTTAGGATGATGTCGAGGTAGCGTGGTTCTCCGAATCCTCGCTTCTCGGCATCGTACATTATCGCCTTGACGGTCTCGATGGAAATCTGCTTTCCTCGCTCATCTACGATTGGCAGTCCCTGCTGGGTCGCTGTCTTTTCGTGGTAGTCTTCCTTGGATTTTTCCCACGCTTCCCAGGCTTCACGTATCACCAGCTTCAACCTTGCCACCTCGCTTGTTATCTTTTCGTCTGTGTCGGTCAGTCTCTCTTCCCTCCACTCCTTCAATAACCGCTGAATGTCGCAGTGTGCTTGATTGTATTTCGGTCTGTCGAGCCGCTTGCGAACCTCTGCCGTGATTTCTCGCTCCGTCCATCCCTTGCGGTATAGAGGTGCGATAATCTGCAGGCGGTTCTCGATGTCGATTTTCTGTAATCTGTGTTTGTTATTATTACCTTGTGGCATATTTTGATTCCTTGAAATTTATTTGATTTTTTATAAAAATTCTACTTGAAAAACTTGCATATTTCAAATAAATTTCGTATCTTTGCAAACGTAATAAGGGAAGAGTCCTTATTTACTGAAACCCTCCGAGGATGAGGGAAAAGTAAAATGAAATCCCAAAGCCTTATGAGAACTTACATTTCGATTAGGATTTGGAAAATCAAAATAACCTTCACGATTGAGCTCTGAGGGTTTTGATTATTCCAAGGGGTGGTGCTCGAACCACCACCCCACTTTGGGATTTCGTTTGCAAATTTACGAATTAATTTTCATATCACCAAATTTTTAACATTATGAATACTACGAATGAAACTACCTCCAAATCTTGGGGAGGTGCTCGCAAGGGTGCAGGGCGAACGAAGAAATACGCTGCAACATTCTATTTCGGTGCTACAGAGGACGTGGCTAACATCTTGGCAGGGGTCGATAAGAAAGACCGCAGCGGCTTCATCAACCAGTGTATTCTCAAAGCGATGGGCAGGGGTTAATCTCCTGCCTTTTTCGTTTCCGCTCCCTTGGAGTTATTTTGTGCGAATTTTGCGTGTGTGCCGCTCTTTCTGCAAACTGGTGTAGTTTATCAACCTTGAAGAGAAAAGCCGACACATCGCAACTATTCGACCTGCTTCTTAAATTCGTCTATCTTGACTGCTTTCTCGCCAGTCAGCTTTTCCCATCGTGCAATGATAACATCGCAATAATGTGGGTCGAGTTCCATCAAGAACGCATTGCGGTTTAACTGCTCGGCTGCGATAAGCGTTGTGCCGCTACCACCGAAGCTGTCGTAGACATTCCAGCCTTCCTGCGATGAATTCTGAATAAGATATGCGAAAAGTGGAATAGGCTTCATGGTCGGATGTTCAACACTCTTTGTCGGTCGGTCAAACTCCATAACGGTCGTCTGCTTTCGGTCGCTAAACCAATTGTGGCTTGCTCCCTTCTTCCATCCATACAAGCAAGGTTCATGTCTCCATTGATAGTCTTGCCTTCCTAATACCATGGAGTTCTTTACCCATACCAAATTCTCTCGCAGCTCCAGGTCTACCGTATTGATAAGGGCTTTCCGAAACCAATATGAGTAGCCATCGCTGTGGAATATATAAAACGAAGCACCTTTTTCCATATTAGCATTGGCAGCGTTAAATGCGTTTGTCAAGAATTCCTCGAATTTATCGTTGTCCATCTTGTCATTTAAGACGACCAGTCCATCCTTGCGATGTCCTTCTGTTGCTGTGCCATCATAACCGTAAGCCACATTATACGGTGGGTCTGTAAGATACAGATTAACCACTTGCCCCCCCCATAAGGAACTTGACCTGCTCTGCATCCGTGGAGTCACCACACATAAGGCGATGTTTTCCGAGTTGCCACAGTTCGCATTCCTTGCACCGCTGTGGGATTTTCTCTGTCTCCTCATCGAACTCATCGTCCTTTGCCTCCTTCTGATCCTCGTCTGCCTGCTCTCCATTTTTTAAGGAATCAGGACTCATCCACCCTTGCAGCTGCCAGTCTTGAATACCCCAGTCCTTCAAGAGGTCGGTATTCCACTGGTTCGCCAGTGCATCGGTGTCCCAGTCTCCGAAGCCTGCATTATCCTTGATGATGAACTCTTTTTTCTGTGCTTCCGTCAGGTCTGATGCCTTGACGATGGTTGCAGTCGGCTGCTCCTTCCACAGGCTCCAGTAGTAGGCGATTAACCGCTTCTCTGAATCGGTCAGCCGCTGGTCTGTGTCGAGAACGTCCATGATGGCTTCGGGTGTCATGCTTACGATGTGGCAGAGTGCCCTCGTTCTCATATTGCCACCCAGTGCCTTGTATGTTTCATCTACGACTATAGGGCGAAGCTGGAGCATCTTAGGGAAGACGAGGATGCTCTTGACCAGCTTTTGAAAACTCGCCTCAGTTATGGTTCGAGGGTTCGCCTCATTCTCGCTGACCCTCGATAGTGCGATTTCTTCTGTTTTCATTTTCTTCTGTTTTAAGTTTGAAATTCATGCTTATCTGATAAACACAGTGCAAAGATACGACTTTTTTGCTTTAGTTGTTTGTTCTTTGCACACTTTTAACTTTTTCCAACACTTCGTTTTTGTATTATCCATCAAAGGATCGAATGGTCTTCTGTAGGGTTGTCTGCGGTTTCTTCGGCTTCACTCTAACCGGGTATCCTGCACAGACCCATGCGAGGAGAAGTGCGTCTCTCTGGTCTTGGTTCATTCTCGGCATCTTTTGTCCTGCGCTTACAAAATAAGCAATTTCGTCTTGGGTGATTTTTCCGTCTTTACCCTTCCAGCACTTCTTTAGTGGCTTGATGATTTCGCAGGGGATATTGTAGTGTTTGCAGCACTCAACGATAAGAATTCCGGTCTGATGGTTCATTCCGGTAGAGCGTCCGATTGCTGCTGCCTTGACTGCTGTCATGAACCGATTAAGCACATGCCAATTACTCTTATTAAGCCAACCGCCTTCAATAACGACCTTAATCTTTTTGCAACTTTCGTTCATAGCCTTGAGGTAATCTATCAATGAAGGAAAATTCATTTTATAGGCGAGAAACTTCTTGTCGTCAAAGACTGCTCCGACACCGCTTTCTTGGTTGTCGGGGTCGATTCCAATTATAACTGTTCCTTTTTCCATTTTTTCTTTAAAGTAATTATTTCGTTTAAATTTCACGCATAAGCGTTTATTTTGTTTTGCTGGTGTAGTTTATTATCCAACACCCTTTACGTGCGCATATACGTGCGCACATGCGTTATTATCCCTATCTTTCCCCTACCCCTTTCTTTCCCTTCTTTTCGGTTGCGATAGAGAAAGCTGGCAGGGATTCCGGAAGTTGCGCCTGCGGGCAAAATAATGAATAACAAAATGTATATGTTGCAGGGTTCTTCCTTCTTCCACCGCCAGCCGAATGAATAAAAGCATAATTTCTAACGATTTCTTTTTCTTACTTCTTCATGTACCACCTCGCTTTCTTTGTTTGCTGTCAGACTTCGGGAGATGCGTTTCCGGCTCTCATATCGTAATTTCAAGATGTTATAAGTTTATTTGTTTTGATAGGGAGCCATCCCCTTCTGTCCTCGCTGGTTAAAAACTCTATTATTGAACTCACGACCGATTATTCTTTTTGTTTTCGAGCAGCCATGCCAGATGCGCTGCCTGCTGCGGATTCTTGAACATGGAAAGAGCCTTCTCTACGTCCGGCTTCTTCCTCTCACCACGCATCGCTCTGTCGGCTACCCGGTTCTTTGTACCGTAGTTCCGGTAATGCTTACTCCAGTACTATTTCTGATACGCCCGGTATTTTTCCCGGTTTCTCTTTCGCCACTCCTTCGTGGCTCTGAGGATCTGTTCCCGGTGTTCCTGGTAGTACGTTCTGTTCTTCTCCCTTGTTGCGAAATCGCTCATTGCATTCAAGTATTACCTGATGTTCTACATATTGCTTGCGTGCCGGGCAGTATAGCCCATTTAAGCAGTTTCGCCCGGCATCGCAAGCCTTGCATAATTCACTCGCCATACGTCCTAGAATGGGTCTGACGTGAAGGCGAGGTACTCATTGCCATCGTATGAGATACACTGAGCGAAGCTCGCTGGTTCTCCACTATGGATAGGCAATGCGGTGTGTCTACTCTCAAACCCCACTCCACGGTCACGAATAAATAACGCAGGAAGCCACTTGTAGTTATCTCCGCTCCTCACCAGCACCTTATCGAAAGGCTTGAAGGCTCGATGTTCCTTCGCTTCCTTCTCTTTCTTCCAGATGGCGTAATGTTTATTGAACAGTTCGACTTCGTTCTCTGTCGCTTCTCGAAGTTCCTTGTTAACGCTTATACGCAGGTCGAAGGCTTGGTCGGTCACGAACTTCTCGGTCTCAATCTCATACTGGTTGCCGAATGTTAGCGTATCTTCGCTTTCGTTCTTGTCGATGAGCTTGCCGATGATTGTCAACTCTCCGTCCTCATCATCCTCATTGAAGACGTAGAGTTTGCCAATTTCAAACGTAAGTTTCACTGGCTTCAAGTCAACAACTTGCTTCTTCTCAGCATCCCAAGCCTTGCCTTTCTTTGCGAGAGATGAGAAGAACTGTTTTTTCTCTTCTTCTGTAGCAAGGCGAATTTCTACGATATTCTCTTTGGATATTTTATATTTACCGCTAATATCTAATTCCTGTGTTGTAATATCTAGTGAAGCGTGGTCGTATAATTCACCATTCCTTTTATAGTAATTAAAGATTTCGATAAAAGTACCGCCCTTACATTTCACGAACAAAACATCTCCATCCTTGAACTCTGGCTTCTCTATCTCCAGAGTATCACGGTTCAACTTGCCACCCAAAAATTTCTCAATAGTGTTGATGTAGGTCTTGGCTTCATCATCGCTAACTTTATTAAACAGAAAAGTTATCATTTCGGATTTTTCTTTGCTATAATCTTCGAAACATTCTTTCCAAAGATAATGCTTGCAATTAAATCTTGTGTAGCAATTATCTTTAAACCCTTCAAAGATAACATGTACGTCTCCGTTTCTATGAACGAGCACGTCTCCCTTCTTGAAAAACTTGCTCCAATCTCTCATTTCGTTGGAAGGGAAGAGCAGAATTTCTCCTTCTTTATAGATTTTTCCGTTCTTGTCGAAAAAGTGTTCTCTTCCATCTTCGTCCTCAGTCCAGATTGCTTTCGCACTGTCCTTGTCGTTTGCCATTCCACTGTGCCACACCCTTCCGCATATTGGCGTGTACAACTCTGTACCATACTCTTCATTTTTGAGTATATCGTAAATATCAATATCTTTCTGTTCCATTGTCTGAATGTTTTTATTGTTTGCTATTCTCCGTTTCATAATCTGAATGTTTATTTATTGTTTATAACTTCACTCGTCCGAGTTTAAAATAAAGTTCCAACAGTTCCTGAGTAT